TCGAACAGATAGCATAGGACAGTTAACAAAGTGTCCACTAGGGTGGCACACAGCAGATATACCTGCTATAATAAGTATATAACAAACAAAGCAATCCACTAAAACAATGACATTTGAACCAAATCCAGTAACAACAGAACAACTCGTTGAGTATCTAACTAAGAAAGTTGGTGACAACGTAGGTTGTAATGACATCAAAGAAGCAGGTAAGACTCTTTCTATTTCTTATGCTACAGCATGTAAGAGATTGAAGAGTTACAAGACTGGTATTGGTAAATGGAATCTTACTGCTGAGTCAATCGAGAAAGCATACCAAGCACCTTCTGCTCAACCTGCAGTTGAAGCATCTTATGTTCCAAGCAAAGATGAGACCTTTACTAAGTTCGGTTCTTTTGATTCAATCCAAAAGATTATCAAGTCAAAATTATTCTACCCTGCATTCATCACAGGTCTATCTGGTAATGGTAAGACATTATGTGTAGAGCAAGCATGTGCAGTTCAGAAGAGAGAAATGATCAGAGTCAACATCACTATTGAAACTGATGAAGATGATTTGATTGGTGGATTCAGATTGATCGATGGTTCTACTGTATGGCATAATGGACCTGTAGTCGAAGCACTTGAGCGTGGTGCTATCTTATTACTTGATGAGATTGACCTTGCATCAAACAAGATTCTATGTTTACAATCTGTACTAGAAGGCAAGGGTGTCTTCCTTAAGAAGATTGGTAGATACGTCAGACCTGCAGCAGGTTTCAATGTGATTGCTACTGCAAACACCAAAGGTAAAGGTTCTGAGGATGGTAGATTTGTTGGTACTAATGTACTTAATGAAGCATTCCTTGAGAGATTCCCTGTAACCTTTGAGCAAGAGTATCCATCTGCAGCAGTTGAGACTAGAATTCTTGTTGCTAATGGTTGTGATAAAGACTTCACAGAGAATCTAATCAAATGGGCAGGTGTTATCCGTAAGACATTCTATGATGGTGGTGTTGATGAAGTTATTACCACTCGTCGTCTAGTTCATATTGCAAAAGCATTTGCTATCTTTGGTAATCGTTTGACAGCAGTTACTAACTGTATCTCACGTTTCGATGAGGATACTAAGCAATCATTCCTCGATCTTTACACTAAGGTTGATGCAGGTGATGACATGGAAGATGAAGATGACCATGGTTATGTACCAGAAGATACGTCATCAAGATTCTAAAATCAGAGGGTGCTTGACACCCTCTTTTTTTATGCTATAATATATTTGAGAAAACTTCTCGGTATATAATGAAATACAATGAAGATGTGATCCTTGACGAAGTGCGGTCATATGTCTCCTCGACATATGGTCGCCATTATTCTTCTGGGAATATTCAAACCCTAGACTTAATAGAAGCGTGTGGTGATGCAGAAGCATTTTGTCGCAGTAACATTTTGAAGTATGCCTCTCGATATGATCGAAAGGGAACACCAAAAGATGACATGCTAAAGATAATGCACTATGCAATTCTTCTTTACCATTTTAATCAAAACAACAATGACAGTAACTATTCCAACTTACCCTCCTCTTAGAAAGTCCAGAAACGAAATGATTGACATTACTCCTAGAACAGTTGAAGTACTAAAGAACTTCTGTACTATCAATAAATCAATAGTAATCAAACCAGGAAATGAAATAGCAACCCTTAGTATTAATAAAAACATTCTTGCTATTGCTGATGTAGAAGAAGCATTTGATTCTGAGATTGCAATCTATGATCTAGGTATGTTTATCAATGGTCTAACATTATTAGATCAACCAAAGATTGATACAACTAGCAGCAGTTATGTAACTATTACTGATGCCAAAGGTCGTTCTAAGACCAGATACTTTTATGCTGACCCTGATATTATTACTCAGGCACCAGAAGAAGAGATCAAACTTCCAAGTACAGATGTAACATTTCATCTTGATGCTGAAACTTTAAGGCAACTTAATAAAGCAGCATCTATCTACGCACTTCCAGACCTATGTCTGTTTGGTGATGGAGAAGAAATGAATCTAACTGTAACAGATAAGAAGAATGAAACTTCTAATAACTTCTCTGTTAGAGTTGGAACTACAACTCAAAATTTCTGCTACTGTTTCAGAGTAGAAAACTTAAAACTACTTGCAGGTGCGTATGACGTATCTATCAGTAGTAAGAACGTTGCCAAATTCCAAGGCAATGGTATCAAATACTTTATTGCACTAGAACCAAATGCATGATGATTTTCTCTGGGTTGAGAAATATCGTCCTAAGAAAGTAGAGGATTGTATTCTCACCCAGACAGTGAAAGATACCTTCTCTAGTTTTGTTGAGCAAGGGGAGATACCTAATCTTCTCTTGTCTGGCACAGCAGGAGTAGGTAAGACTACTATTGCGAAAGCACTTTGTAATGAACTTAATGCAGACTTTTATGTTATTAATGGATCAGACGAAGGAAGGTTCCTCGACACAGTTAGGAACCAAGCACAAAACTTTGCTGCAACTGTATCACTTACAGGTGGAGCAAAGCACAAAATCCTTATCATTGATGAGGCAGACAACACTACCCCAGATGTACAACTCTTACTTCGTGCATCGATAGAGACTTTCCAAAAGAACTGTAGATTTATCTTTACTTGTAACTTCAAGAACAAGATCATTGAACCTCTACACAGTAGAACAACTGTAATAGATTTCAATGTTCGTGGTAAATCTAAACAACTTCTAGCAGGTGAGTTTTTCAATAAGTGTCGTGACATTCTTACTAAAGAGAAAGTCACTTTCAACAACAAAGTTGTAGCAGAAGTAATCCAAAAGTATTTTCCTGACTTTAGGAGAACATTAAATGAACTACAACGTTATGCTTCTACAGGTAGCATAGACACAGGAATACTAGCAACACTCGGTGATGCAAAGATCGATACTCTCGTAGACAGTATGAGAGATAAAAAGTTCAATGATGTGAAAGCATGGGTACAACAGAATCTAGATTCAGACCCTGCATCAATCATGCGTAACTTATACGATAACTTGACAGGTGTAATGGATGGTCCTAGCACTGCAGCAGCAGTTCTAATTCTTGCAGACTATCAATACAAATCTGCATTCGTAGCAGATCAAGAAGTAAATCTTCTTGCATGTCTTACTCAACTTATGATGGAGTGTAACTTTAAATGAATCTTTTCCTATCATGTCCACCAGTATACACACTGCCTGGGACTTGGAACGATCCAGAAAAAATAGCAAAGTGTTATGACACATTAGTGCCTCATGGTAACTTTGCAGGTTTAAATCAAACAGGACAGTTTGTTGCAATCATAGCAGGTGCATTTATAATCCTGACAATCTATGGTGCAACCAGAGCATTTTTCAATAATAAGGATTTGACAGATCCTTGGGATGATCATGATGACTAACAAACTTATGAGAAAACGTGAGAAGATCAGAGCACAAATGAAATCTAGATTTTATTATCTGTTCTGGGGTGCCACAGCACTTGCTGTTGTAGGTGGTCAACTATACGTTGGTACATCCTACCGTACTATGGCAAGGTCATTAGATAGATGGTTTGAAGAAACTATTGACATTATGACTACACCATTGAAACCTAGAACTGGTACTCCTGTTATACCTGACAGGGGTGGATATTATATGCCAGTTCCTAAACCTGAGATTTATCCTGATTATAGTGCCATACAGTAAAACACCTTTAAGATATCCTGGTGGCAAGTCAAAGGCACTTGTCAAATTGTCAGAGCAACTACCAGACCTTAATGCTTATGATGAGTATCGTGAACCTTTCTTAGGTGGAGGTTCTGTTGCAATTTATCTTACTGAAAAGTATCGTGACTTGGATATATGGGTAAATGATTTATATGAACCTTTATATCAATTTTGGAAAACACTTCAGAGAAATGTAGATGATTTAAAGTCTGAACTTTTAGAACTTAAGGAAGAACATTCTGACTCAGAAGGATATACAGATAGCATTCTTTTCTACCAAAAGAAAGAATATCTAGAGAGACCTCTTACAGATACTACACCAATGGGTAGAGCAGTTGCATTTTATGTTACAAACAAATGCTCATTCAGTGGACTGTCAATGAACTCATCATACAGTAAACTAGCATCTAAACAAAACTTCACTACACATGGTATAGATTATCTACCTCACTTTAGTAAATTGATTTCAAAATGGATTATCACAAACCTCCCATATCAGAAGTTGATGGAACCTAATAATCTTACTGAGATTAATACTACTAAATTCTTATACCTTGATCCTCCATATGAGATCAAGTCTAATCTCTATGGAACTAAAGGAGATATGCATAAAGGATTTAGTCACGAGTTGTTTGCTAAAGATTGTGAAAACTGTGATATAGATCAGTTGATATCTTATAATAGCAGCAACATAATCAAAGGTAGGTTTGAGAAGCATTGGATAAAATCATCATACGATCACGCATATTCTCTGAGACATGACGACGGAAACTATATTAAAAATCAAAAACAACGTAAAGAACTTGTCTTAAGAAACTATGTCATATGATGATCGGTATCCTCTCTCAGCATACCTAAACTCTATTAATCTCAATAAGAAATCTGTATTTCAAACTGAGGATCCTGGATGGGAAAAGAACTACCCTTCTTACATAATCAACAAGTGTATGTCACATCACATGGATACTGTATTGTATGCCAATGAGATGAATATTAAGCATGATATACCTAGTCGTTTACAGTATGATTTTTATATACATATAGTCAGACCTAGGAAGAGATTCTCTCCTTGGGGTAAACAGGATAAGGTGAAAGATCTTGATGTTGTCAAACAATACTATGGTTATAGTAATGAAAAGGCAAAGCAAGCATTACGCATCCTATCTCCTACACAACTAGACTACATTAAATCCAAACTGAACAAAGGGGGTAAGAGAAGATGAATGAAGTGGAATGGACTAAAGATAATATGATTGAAGTGAATCTAAAGGAACCTGATGATTTCTTGAAAGTTCGTGAAACACTTACTCGTATTGGAGTTGCCTCTCGTAAAGAAAGGAAACTTTATCAATCATGTCATATCCTCCATAAGAAAGGACAATACTACATTGTACATTTTAAAGAACTATTTGCATTAGACGGAAAGAAAGCAAACCTATCAGACAATGATGTACAAAGAAGAAATAGAAT